ATCCATTGCCCCCCGCGTAAGTGCGATTGAACGAATTGGGTCTGCCGCTTCAGTAATCGTAGCCGTCTTGACAACAGCCGCGCTTACTTCAGGCGGGACAATTGCGATACGTCCAGTATCAGGCACATCCAACTTGTCCAGCACTAGTTTCGCCTTAGCAAAAAGCGAAAGCGTGTAAAGTGACCCCGTCACTCCGGCCCCGGTGTAATCGCTGGTGCTGAGAATCTGATAAGGCACGAGAGTAATGCCCGTGGTCGCCCCGCCCCCGTATGTCGAGCCAAGCAGGGTTGTTCCGGCCTGCGACTGTGCAAGCGCCAGAACATTAGTCAGCGTGTTGGAAATCAGGGCGCTGACATAGTTGCGGATTGCCTGCGCCTCATCCGCCGTATTCGAGAACATCTGATTGATGTCGTAGAAAAGTTCCCCGATATAGCGAAATTGATCCACGGTCAAATCAGAAGTTGAGAATGCGGCGTTAGAATAGGTAAGGTCGCCAGTGCGATCCGAAAGAGTCTGCACGGTGGGAGCCGTGTAGGTCTTGATTTTGACGACGTTTCCGGGGAAAACATCGCCTTCATATTTTCGGCGAAAACGGGCGAGAACGCTCTGAGTATTTCCCCACAACAGTTCCTCGAAGATGGTTGCCCACCGCGAGATGTCAAAGTCAGCCATGAGAATATCCTTTCAGGTTTTTCTGAAAGGACTTTTCGGACTACTTTTTTGCCGCTTTCTGCGCGTCGAGAGCCTTTTCAATCCCACCGGGCTTGAGGAGGTCTTGGGCTGAGAATGTCGTTTTGATAGCTCCGCCCTGTTGACTTCCGCCCCCGCCGCTTCCTGTGCTGGCGTTATCGGCGGGCTTTGCAAGATTGGGTTGTTCTTTGAGCCATCTCGCAAAATCGGCTTCGACAGAAAGAGGTTTCCCGTCGTCATCATAAGGTGTCGCCCAGTTACCGGTATCATCCAAAACTTTGACAGAAATCCCGCCATTCGCATTGGTTAAAAACTGACGTGTTGGTCGGACAAATTGAGGAGCATAAGACCCTATAGCGTTCTCATAGGCATCGTTCTTAGAAACAACCCGCAGCAGGATATTTGTAATTTCCTTATCCTGCGCTATCTTTGTTATTTCCGCCTCACGCTGCTCGCGTTTCTCTATTTGTTTTTCAAGAGCCGCGATTCGTGCTGCTTGATCCTCTTTTTTAGGGTCTTTTTCAACGTCTTTTCCCTTTTGCATCTCCTGATAGTCAATCCACACATCATCAAAGTTTGCATGGCGATTCGGATCAAATTTCACGCCAAGTTTTCGAGCGGCCTTTTCAGCGTCTTGCTTGTGTCCGAGTCCTTTCAGTTTGTGCTCTAATGCCTTCAATTGCTCGGCTGTCAGGCCGCCGTCTGCCACGGTAGTTTCAGGAGCGCCCAGCTCCAGTGTTGCGGTAGTTGTTGAGGAAGTTTCCGCTGCTCCCTTGTCTTCATCCGGCATGATTCAAAACTCCCTTTCGCAAATTTGTTATCAGGCCAGAGCCGTCGCTGCCTCTTGACTCTCGGCCATTATTTCCTCTGTATCAGGCCCCGGCATTTCTGCAGAGCCACTTTCATCTTCTTGAACGACCGGCGCAATCTTCGCCCGCTCGCTCATGGCTTTTATGCGTAAATCAAAGTCGGCTTCGATTGCAAGTTTTTTCTCTTCGGAAAACATCGGATACTCAGGATCGGCATAAACAAACAGCCGTTCCTTTTCAACCCGATACGTCGGCGAATTGGGGACAGCCTGACTAACTAACGTAAGATCGTTTGCGCGCTCGCTCATCGTCTGGACATTAAAATCATTCGGGTAGGATACTTGAGTCATTCGTTCTCTTGCAACCCTAGTATCGCCGTCGGCCTCCCACAAGGCCCTGAAGTAGTGGACTCGCTGCTCGGCCCATTCGAGGCGGTCTGCCAGCGTTGAAAGGTCTTGATTCGTGGGCAGGTAGTCCCACGCCTTTGACACCCCGCTAGTCTCATCCGCGCCCGCGCCAACCTGTCGAACCAGCATCAAGTCAAAGAGCTGTTTGAGCAGAGAGTTTCGCTCCTGAATCAAAATCCTATAGGGCTGGCCGTTGGTTTCAAGCAGTGTCGGCGCGAATTTCGCATCAAGCGGGACGCCGATAAATCGCGTCGAGCCGAAAGCCAGTGTAGTCCCCGGCGCGGGCTGACCCGAAATACACGCCGTGCTAACAGCCGAGAGCCGCACATCTTCCTCAATCTCTGATTCGAGATTGTAGAGTCGCCATATCAAATCCCAGACATCTGCTATCCGCGACACGCCCTGCATGTGATCAATCCGGCGGGAAGGCACATAGACAAACGGAATTTCATGCAGCCCGTGAATCTGTGAAGCGACAACCACTTCTAGACCCTGTGCGTCCACGCCGTAGCGCGTCCATCCTTGGCGTGTCCATATCACTATGCGTTTAGTACTTTCGGCAGTTCGCTCTTGATTCAGCGCGATGTCCGAGGGAATCCACTCACGGAGTTTAAGTTCCAGAAGATTCCCGCTCGCGTCAACGCGCCAGTCCATGATGTCCGATTTACGGAAAAATGAGACGAATGGCGCAAGGCCCCACTCCTGCTGCTGGGCGAGAGACTTAGGCCGCAGCACTTCGCCAGTCTTTGGGTCAATCGGCGCGGGTGGACGATCTACAAGAATCCCGCAACCTCCTTCGACTTCCGGCCACGGGAAAACCAGCTCGGCCATGAAGTTATCAAGTGACATCCCGCCGCGATTGCAGTTTTCCAGAAAGTTTTCTTCGGCCTTTTCATCGCTATCCACAAAGAAAGCCCGATTGATCGCCCCGGCCTTGAATATGGCCGCAACCTTCAACATTAGTAGCCGCGCCGCAAAATTCAGATAGGTCGCCCGCTGAACCCGCTCATAAAAATGCAGAGGAACTTCTTCGGGGTGGCGAAAGAGATAGCCATGACAGGCCGCGTAAGAAAAAGTATTTTGGGGATCGTCTGGATTTTGTCGCGGGGGTGGATTCAAGGTTTCGCCAGCCTTGATAACCGCATCACCGCCCAAATAAAAATCAGCTGCCCGCGCATCACGAGCCGCACAAGCACTTACGAAGGGATGAACTTGGTCAGTGATGACTCCCACGAAAACTCCTCTTCTTACTTCTTGAGCACCGCAGCTACTCCCCGGTTCAAACCACGTCAAGGCTTTTCTTTTCTGGCGTTCAATCTACCGAACCTGAATCGCCGTATAACCAAAAGGTGTTTTCAGCGCGTGGCGAATGAAGGTCGCGGCTTTCAGAATATCAATGTGCGCGTCGCGCTCGCCCCATTTCTTTAATTGCCAGTTGCGATGCGAGGCTATTTCGTAGCGCGTCTTTTCAAGTTGCCGGTTCACTTCGTCGTCAAGCGGGTTGCCATATCGCCGCTTCCAGAATTTGAGCGCCCCGGTCTTGACCATGCTCATAAATTCCCAGAGGTCTTGTGTCACGCTATCAGCCGTTGCCCGATATTCGACGAAGCGCGGGATGTATTGTTTCATGGCGCGGCCCAATTGAGCGCCAATGCCCAGCACATCGCCAACGCCGTCACGAGGTCGCCAAGCCCAAGCCAGCCCCTCAGCGTCCTTGATCTGCCTGTCCATGCCTTGCCCCGTCCACCACTCTACATGGACAAGCCGGATCATGGGAAACCGCGCAACCTTTTTGTCCCAGAAGACGCGCCAGAAAAGAATTGCAGTAGAATCCTGCCACGGCTTTTCAACTCGCACATCTTCGCTCACGCGCTCAAGATCATCGTCACCCCCAACGTCATAGGTGATGACATAGTATGCCCCCGCAACAGGCCGTTCCTCATACTCAATATCAGAGTCCCACAGCGAATTGATTTCCGACTGCGAGAGAAATCCGCCGAGCGAGGCCACGGATTTGAGAAGATACTGAGTCTGGATAACCGGGTGATCTTCGCCGCCCTTGTCGCGCACAACTGCCTCGTAGTGGCTTCGATATTGCGGGCGGTATTCAATCCACAGCGGGGCGGGCAGGACGATGTTTTTCTCAGGGAAACCCAGCTCCTCGTTGCGCTTCATCGCCTGCTCAATCATAGAATCGCCATCGGAAGCGACGCCGGAAAAGATAGTCGCGCCGTCGGTATCGGCTGTCATCGGGCGGAAAATTTTCTCATAGACAGCCTGATCGAAATCCTGCGCCTCGTCAACATCGAGAACGTGCGCGGTCTTGCCTTTTGAAAAGGTGTCTTCGGAAAGAAATCTCACACGAGCCGCGCCGAGCCGGGTGTCCAGTGTACCGCCGCGCCTGCATTGCCAAAGGGGGCGGTCGTTTGCGGCATGTGCCAAGGGGTCGAGGGAAAGCAGAAGTTCAAGGCGCTCCATTGAGGTCAGACACGAATCAATCGTCGGGGCCGCGCCGATCCACTGGGGCTGATCTTTACGCCGCGCGTTTTTTATCAGCCAGCGTTCCTGTCCAGTTCCCTTGCATTCGTTTTTCGCCGTCTGTCGGGCGGTCATAATGCAGAGCGGACGGCCTTGGTGGTTGTGAATATGATTTTCGATTGCGCGGACGATACTGATTTGCAATGGCCTGAGCGGACGCTGCATCAAGGCTTCGCGGTGATACTCCGGTGAGCGCAGCGCAAAATCAATCAGGGATTCAAGGGTGAGCATCGGTTAAGCATCTGGCAGATCGGAAATTTTTTCTGTCTCTTGTCCACCAAGCCCGCGTTTCTCACGCTCTTGCTCCTCCCGATTCAGCCGGTCAAGGGCGCGTTGCAACGGATTGGTGTCTTCGCTCCCAAAGCTTGCGCGGGGGCCATAGTGCTCAGGGAACTCAAGCTCGAGGAGTCGCGCCGCCGCCGTCCAGTATTTCGGGTCGTTCGCTGCGATCCGAATTCTGTTCAGCAAGGCGAGTCGTCTTTGTTGGCGGGATTTTTTTAATTCTGAAAGAAATGTTTTATCGCTGGCCTTCCATGCCATGAAGGCGCGAACGGAAATTCCTGCGGCTTCGCAAGCTTCGTTCGTGGTGAATCCAGACCCGAATGCGGAAACGAGGATGGTCTTGATTTCTGGAGTGCGAATCGTAGGTTGTCCGCGTGGAGGGGCAGGGGGCTTTTTCGTTTTCATGCCACGAAGGTGCTACATGAGCGGGGGCGGTGTCAAGGGGAACTGTCCGATTCTGTAGCTGTCTCTGTTGCCCCGAATTCAACAGGCCCAACTGCTGCTGTTGCTTTTCGCGGATCGCCCTTCACAAAAACAAGGACGTGCTCATGCACAGGAACGAGTTTTCTCATGGTTTGAAACATTTTACGAGCCCTTAACGCCGCGCTTGCGAGGGGCTTTAGGTGAATGGCGTGATTGTAAAACGAACATCCCGCAACCTCGAATCCCCGGATTGTGTCAGAAACAAGACTCAGTTGCTTCCCAGACTTGTCTCGCGTTTCCGCCACCTCAAAACATGCAAAACGGTGTTCGTGCAACACAGATACCGTCTCTTTAATTGCCCTGAAAAACCCGTCAAGGAAAGCTTCATAATCAACGGCATTATTCAAATCGTTTTTCAGGTCAGAGTAGTGTTCGCGATTAAAATATGGAGGGGAGGAAAAAATAAAATCTCCCCGGACTTCTCCTACCAGACGAGCGAAATCTCGACTATCCCCAACCATCCAATTGGGAGCCAACTCAAGCCGTTCTGCTTCTTTTCTATTTGCATCTATTTGTTCTTGGCGTAAATCAATTCCGAGATATTCATAGCCGAGTTTCGCCGCAACAATTCCTCGCACACACCCACCAGCAAATGGATCAAGAATAAGACCCCCCGGAGGACAAAACCACCGATAAGCAATTTCGCATAGCGTGGGGTCAAAAACTCCCGTCCTCTCTCCTTGCATTGGACATGCTTGCAACATTTTCTTGCTTATTTTTAAAAGGTTTTTCGCACGCCCAGCCAAACTATCAAAACCCAAAGAATCCCAGTCGGCACGTCTTGCCTTCCAATAACTTCGCTTTGCATCAAAGATAGAAAATGGCGGGATTAAAAAGTCCTTGACAAGATTTCCGGCGCTCGTGCCATCCCCCGGTATAAAATAAGTTACAAGTTCCTCAAACCTCAGCGCCTCGAATAACTCCGCGTCGCCTATCTTGAGTTCGTCCAGCAGCGACCCCAGCCCCTCGTCAAACTCTCCCGCGACGTGCGGATTGTTCGCGGCGATATTTCCGGCCTGCTCTGTCTGCAAATCCCAGTCAACCACGCGCACCGGAAATCGCTCGCCCGCCGGTGTGATGACCGCCCCGCCCTCCAGTTTCAGCCTGTCGCCATAGAGCGTCTTGAGTGCGTCGAGCCTCTGATGTCCACAGACCAAGTTCCTACTGCGTGAATTGAATACCAAACCTGAAATATCTCCGAACTTTTTGAGCGAGACTCGCAGCCCTGCCGCCGCCTCGCTCGTGATGGTTCGCGGATTGTAGGAAGCGGGCTTAAGGTCTGCGATTGTCTTGGGCGTCTTTGGCTTGGTCGTCGCTGCTAGTTTCATGGTTTTTCTTTTGCGCCTTTCAGAAATCAAAGTCAACCTATAGGTTCATGGGGTCATTATATCGGCTTGTAAAATATATTTTTGTTTTCTCCTCTTTTTTTTACGGGTCTCCTACAAACATATCCTCCTGCGCGAGGGCGGCGCGGATTCAGAGACT